TCGCCTCACTCTACCATCGGGAGCACGGTAAGGTATAATAACCTCTTCGCTCCCCCATTCTATTATTGACGGATTATTATCACAGAACACCATGAACTTTCGTTCCCATAATGATCTATAGATAACACGAGTTGGATTTCCACGATACTTGCCAGGATTGATTGGTTTATACAATCCAGAGTATGCCATAAATATAGTTGGACCAACATAGGTATTTAGTGTGTCTATCAATAGCTTTTTAGCAAACATTGCCGCTAAAGGCGGATTATCAATGTCTAACAATTTTATTGTTAAATTTGAGAATCTTCCTGTTAGTGTTTCATCGCAAGATGTTGAATATTTTTGCGATGAAGCTCAATTGCCCAACGTAAATACGGCAACTGGATCACAAAATGGTCTATACACGGGTCTTGGTAATATAGATTACCCACACACTAAAGTTTTCACAGAACTTCAGCTTGGATTTACTCTTGATGCTAACCTAACCTTATTGAAATTTCTAAATTCTTGGTACGGGTATATTTTTCCAAATGTTGGAACTACTGATGATAGAGTAACAAGAGTTAGATTTAGAGATCAATATGCTGGAACAATAAAAATTATCAAAGCGGAGATAGGACCAGATTCTCCAACACAAAGACAACCAATTACATACGTATTGGAACAAGCATATCCATATGCTATTGATGCTGTTCCCTTACAATTTGGTTCAACTCAGATCACAAAAGTAACGGCACAATTCAAATATCAGAGACACTACACGATTGATTCTGATATTACTGGCGTCAAAGATAAAGCTTTGGAGCAAGATGAACAGCAAAATTGACTTTTCAATTCCATGAAATGGGGAAAATTTTTTCCGCCAATTTTTGGGTCAAAAAGTCGCGCTAAATATACATATGATCTGATCTACGCATAATGGCATTACCACAAGTTGCTCTTCCAACGTATGAGTTGGAAATTCCATCTAATGGCAAAAAAATCAAATATCGCCCATTTGTAGTAAAAGAGGAAAAACTACTTTTACTAGCAATGGAGGCTCAGGACGATAAACTGATTGAAGATGCTGTAAGAACTCTACTGAAAGGTTGTATTCAATCTCGCGTAAAAATTGAAGATTTGGCAATTTTTGACTTAGAGTATATTTTCCTTCAAATTCGTGCTATTTCGGTTGGTGAAGTTATTGAATTAATGATTACGTGCGAAGATGATGGAAAAACGCAAGTTCGCTACAATCTCAATTTGACAGAAGTCCAAGTTCAGAAACCAGAAGGGCATAGCAATAAAATTATGCTGTCTGACAATATGGGCATTATTATGAAATATCCAACTTTTGGTGATTTCGTTAAATCTTCAATTATTGGATCTGCTCCAACAGCAGATGGTGTGATTGAGATTGTTGCCAGTTGTGTGGATCAAATTTTTGACGGTGAGGAAGTATATGATTCGTCAACTACCAGCAAAAAAGAATTTGTTGAATTTTTGGAAAATTTGACTAATAATCAATTTGAAAAACTTCAGCAATTCTTCACTACAGCACCAAAATTAGAACATACGCTAAAAATCACAAATCCTAATACTGGAGTTGAAAATGATGTTGTTATTACGGGTCTCGCCAATTTTTTCGGATAGCACTCTTCCATAATAGTTTGGAAGGGTATTATAAGACTAACTTTGCTTTGATGCAGCACCATAAATATAGCTTGAGTGAAATTGAAAACATGATGCCTTGGGAGCGACAGGTATATGTCAGTCTCTTGATGCAACATTTAGAACAGGTCAAACAACAACAAGAAGTAGCAGCTAAGCAACGCTAATGGCACACGGATACCTAACACCAACAGACATTAGAGGTCAAGGAACTCTTCTTGGCGATATCGCTGGTGCGATTGGCAGTAGGATCAAGAAATCCTCTGATATGGCACGCAAAGAGCGTGCTTTTGCTTCAAAAAAAGCAGAGGAAGGTGGAACTTCTCTAGAAGAGAGGGGAATTGGTAGAGGATATTTTTTCAAGAGAGCATTAGGGTCTAGTTTTGGTGGAGATAGAATTGCCAGAACTAGAGGTAGATTTGAGACAGATCCTGGTCCTGGTAGAGATCCTACTGGAACTCAGGCATCTCGTTTTAGAGGTGGATTTGATTATGGAGTTACAAATAAGGTTTCTCCTCCTACTGGAGGAACATTAGCATCTATTGTCAGTGCTTCTTCGGGTGGCGCTGGGGGAGGAGTTGCTGGTTTTTTAGGGTCTGGTGCTCAGGCAATCAATCCTGAGGTTCTTGGTGGGGAACTCGCTAAGTATCAAGCAACCAAGAGAAATGCTGCTGGATTTAGCACAGTCGATACTACAGCAAGTGAAGTCAAAGATCTTGCTGGTATTCTAAATCAGATTGGGGAATTAATTGTTAGAACTAATAATAATACAATCACCGCAATCGATGGCGTTCAGAGAGTAAATGTAAGAGTTGTTGAAAGTGTTCAATCCTTAGGAAAACTTCAAGCTGCTCTCGTTGGTGAGCAGATGCAGCAACAATTACAAATTGCTTCTGCTGCCGAAGCACATCAAGAGCAAATGCTACAAAGACAATTAGCAGCTGCCGAAGCAAGTAGATTTACACAAGATGATAAGTCTGGTGGTCTTGCTGTAAATAGTTTTGGAGGTCGTTTGCCTGGTCAAGGTGGTCCTGGTGGTCGCGGCGGTGCTGGTGGTGGTAGAGGATTAGCAGGATTTGGCGCTAAGGCAGGTGCGTACAAACTTGGTAAAGCCGTTATGAAACGTGGCGGCGCTAGGGCAGCAGGTAGACTTGGCGCAGCAGTTGGCATGAAAGTTGGTGGTAAAGCTGCTGCTAAAATGGGTGCTAAGGTTGGTGCTAAAACTTTAGCTGGTGTGGTTGGCAAAAAGTTGCCATTTGGTTTAGGTCTTGCTGTTGCTGGTGGTTTCGCAGCAGACAGATTCGGAAAGGGAGATGTAGTTGGTGGTATTGGAGAAATCTTATCTGGACTTGCTGCTACTATTCCTGGAGTTGGAACTGCTGCTTCGTTAGGAATTGATGGATTACTTGCTGCTAGAGATTTTGGAATGACTCCATTTGCTAGTGGCGGTATTGTAAACAGACCAACTGCTGGTCTGGTTGGTGAAGCTGGTGCCGAAGGTATTTTCCCATTAGAGGGCAAGAAAGGCAGGGATACCTTCCTCAAGTTCGGTGAAGGTATGATGGAAGCGCAGAGAAAAAATGAAACTGCTTATGTAAAACGAGAAACAACTGTTCTTGAAAATTACTTTGACAGAAAGGGTGGATGGGACAGATTTGGAGAAATTCTTGCTGAACTTCTCAAGAATCTAAATCCATTTAGACGTGATGATAATAAAAATGGCGGTGGTGGTACTGGCGGAAACTTCTCTGGAAACAGCAATGAAGATAAAGCAATGAATTATTTGATGGGTCAGGGATTGACCCAAGCACAAGCTGCTGGTATTGCTGGAAATCTAGCGCAAGAATCCAGTTTCAATCCAATGGCAGATAACACTGGAACTGGAGAAAGTGATTCTGCTGGACATTTTGGTATTGCTCAGTGGGATAAGGTAAATCGTTGGCCAAAAGTCAAAAAATGGATGTTAGATAATGGACTTGATCCATATAGTTTGGAAGGACAATTACAGGCATTACAATGGGAAGCAAAAGAAAGGGGAGATTGGCAAAAAATTACTAAGACAGGATCAGCAGAAGAATCTGCTGCTTCTTGGTTGGAAAATTTTGAAAGATCTGGTGAGAAACCAGGAGAAGCGGGATATGATAATAGAATTGCCCATGCCAGGAGATTATCAACAAAACAGTTGTCTGGAATTCAATCTGGAAATGGAATGGCGACATTTGGAGAGACTGGTAATGTTTCAAATGCTGAAAATTATGTTCACGGACACTTCCAAACTAGTGGAACAAAACAAGATCTTGTAAATGATGTTACTCCTATTGTTAGAGGACTTCTAAATTCTGGAGTGACTGATGTTACCGTTAGCAACGGTGGAAAATTTAGGAAAGATATGTCAGATTCTGACATTAGGAGTTTAATTGAATCTGGAATTTCTCAGCACACACATAGCGGAGATGGAAGATCAGTTGACATTTTTGTTCCTAAAGGAACTCCAGTTCCATTCCCACTTTCTGATGTGAAGAATACTGGTGGTGCTGGTGGTGTGACTGGCATTCTTCCTGGTTCTGGCAAAACATTTGTTGGACACCTAACTACTGATTCTAAGTCTGGATCAAGACAACCAATGGTTCCAAGAAATGAACCAAATAATACTCCAGTAGCAACAGCACCAACAGCAGCACAACCAAATTTATTGTCTCTATTAACAAATGGAACACAAACTCCAGATGTTCTTGCCAGATCAGCACAAGTGTCTGCCCAAGGAAATGCTCTAACTATGAATCCTATATTTGTTATGGGACAAAATCAAAAACAGCAGACACCTCCTCCTCTCATCCCAACATCTATGGCAGGTCCATCTTCTGGAATGGTAACTCCATCCTGGTTAATCAATTCTAATCTGAGATAATTATGGATAAATTTTCAAGTCCAACAGACTTTACTTTGAAGAGTGTACAGATCACTCCAAATAGTGATAAACAACCAGTTGAAATTGTTCAACTGGTAAATTCTTTTGATTATGTGGAAAGTGTAGAGTCTCCATTTTTATCTGGAATGATAGAAGTCGTTGATAGTGGTGGTTTGCTTCAAGGTCTTCCCATTCAAGGTGGCGAAAAAGTAACTATTTCTGTAAATGTCAATACAGAAGAAACAATAAGTTATACCATGGTTATATGGACGGTAGCCAATAGGTTTGCCAGACAACAAAAACAAGCATATACATTGGGATTGATTTCACAAGAAGCTCTAATAAATGAAATTACACGAGTAACTAAACCTTTATCTGGAAATCCAGAGAGTATTCTCAAAGATTTACTAACAAATAGTATAAAAACAGAAAAAGAAATCTATTCTGAACCATCAAAATTTGAAGTCAAGCTAATTCCAAATAGAAGAAGACCTTTTGATATCCTCACTTCAATAACAAAAAATAGTGTATCGCCTCAATCCAGTTACGAAAGTTCAAATACTAAAAAAGATAAGAACGCGACTGAAAAATCTAGTGGAGAAACGGCTCAAAGTGTAAAAGGAACGGGAGGATTCTTTTTTTGGGAATCTAAACGTGGATATAATTTCTTTTCAGTAGATTCTTTGTGTGCTGATGATACAAGCAAATTGAAATCGAAAACATTAGAATCTAAGTCATGGGGTCCTTACGCAGAAAAACTTGGTAACGCTGATGATGGAGCTGATAATAGGTATGTAATTTATGAGTCTTACTTTTCTTCAGAACTTGATGTGCTTTCATCTCTGAGAAGAGGAAAGTATTCTTCTTTGGTTGTATTTTTCAATCACTCTACTGGACAATATGAAGAATACGTTTATAAGATCAAGGATAGTTATGACAACATGGCACATCTAGGTGGTCAGGAAGGTCTGACGCTAATACCAGCAGATCAAATTGAAATGAGTGATTATCCCACTAGAATTATGTCTATGTTTTTAGATCACGAAACGTGGTATAATGAGGCAGGTCCAGCATCGCCAGATGAGAAAGATGGAGCAACTTCGCCAACAAAATTTGCTGATTGGCAAAAATACTATGCGTCTCAATCAATTGCTAGATACGAATTATTAAAGAATCAATCTTGTACTATTGTTATACCTGGAAATCCAAATATTTGTGCGGGTGATAAAGTTGATATCAGATTGATCAATAAAGCTCCAACTGTTGAACTTAAAAATGATTCGTATGATGTTGAAAGTAGCGGAATATATTTGGTTGCCGAACTAACAAATTCTTATGATGCTACAATTGGAACGAATGGAAGATTTATTACAACGCTCAGACTCCTAAGAGACTCCTATGGTCTCAAGGATAGAGCATCAAATCATGGCACTAAATAATGTATACGGAGGTAACTAAAAATGGAAAGCATCGAACAACATATTGAAGCAGATAAAGAGGAACTTGCGGATCCTCAACTCTCACCTCAACGCCGTCGTCATATCGAAGGTGAACTAGAAGAACTGGAAGCATACGCAGAGCGTCATCCAGAAGATCATCACGATCCAACTCCACTTGAGTTGTATTGTGATAGCAATCCATCAGCACTTGAGTGTAAAGTATACGATGATTAATTGA